TGTTTATTTCACGAGCCCGGGCTATTCGTTTCACTAGCGGGTGGGGGTGATTCTGTAAAAAATTTTTAGTAAAGGACGGAGCTTGAGTTTTTTCTGTCCGGTCGTATTCTAATTTTAAATGGTTAAACACTTGAGCAATAGATCTTGCTGCCCATATTTGCACGTCTACTCCTGTTTCTTTTTTAATCTCTTGTAAGCATTTCTTTTCGTCAGCCACCATTAATTTTTTTTCAACGGCCGCCTGTTCCTGATCTACACGCACGCCTAAAAATCTCATGTCTACTAGACATGGAAATAATTCGGTTTCCATTGTCATAATGGAAGTAATGTCCTGATGATCAATTTCTTTCTTTAATTCTTGCCATAGTTCCAGAGTTATTTCTGCATCTTTTTCAGCATAGGCACCTACATATATTGCCGGTAATTTGTACATTTCTGCTTTTGGGTCTACGCCCCAACTTTTAGCTGCTTCGTAAAGTGCGGATTCATCTTTGCCTTTGCCGGTATATCTTTTTGAACAATGATTTAAATCATAACGCAACTGGTTTTCATCAACCAAAGCCGATGCAATCATGGTATCCATAATACGTCCATTAATTTTTAAACCCATGGCTCTTAACCAACAGACATCGTACATGGCATTGTGAAAAATTTTATCTGAAGGTGTATTTAAAACATCTTTTAGCCATTTTAAAACCATTGTACGGTCCATATTGCCACCGCCTTCATGAGCGATGGGATAGTATCCGCTCCAATTTTTAATAGCAACGGAGACTCCAACCACTTCGCCCACTCCAACAACGGCGCCGGAGCCCATTCGTATATTTAAATTTGGATCTTTAGTTTCTAGGTCTATTGCGATTTCACAAGCTTGAGTTAAATCTGGAAATTCTTCTGGAGGGAGCCATTCTGTTTGTGGTTTAAAAAGTGGCATTTGCATCATTTATAATCTCTCTCTATAATCATATCGATAAAATGTTTAGCTTTTTCTAAGTCTTCCTTTCCTCCTTTATATTTATGCCTACAAATATATTTGATAACATTTCCTTCAGGAAAGAGCAACTCATTTTCAATTACAAATTTACTTGGCTGAATTTTCATTTTGCGATAATGTGTTCCGCCAATTTGTTTATTGTATACGCTCACACTTCATCCATTGGAAAACATTTGTCATAGTTTTTAGGTCTAATAATATGTAAGTGTTCCTTGGTTCGTGTTGCGCCTACATAGAACAGTCGATTCTCGTCATCCGGATTTTTGTCATATGATTTATGAGTATTGGTAGTGAGATCCGTTAATAAAACTACGTTGTTTTCCTCCCCGCCTTTAACGCTATGAATAGTTGATAATTTAATTCGAGGATCTTGGTTTAATTTTTCCCCGCTTCTACGCATAGCTCGTATATAATCCACTCTCCTAGAGCCCGCATTATCAAATGCTTCGTGCCAAACTTTATTGGTGTGCAGCCCGTAGTCTTCAGTAAGTTGATTAATTCCATAGAAAGATTCTTTAACTAATGCTTGAATTTTTTCTTTGTCCCAATGGCGATGGCCCATGTATTGAGAAATATTAATGAGATTTTTATAAGGTAAAAGTTCTCCATTTTTTAATTTTTCCCAGTCAACTGCTGCTTCTTGAATATCTTTTTCATAGGAGTGTTCAAATCTATTTTCATAATACAGTCCTCTCGTTCTTAATGTATCTTCCAGTTCTTTTAACATGTATCTAGTTCTACTAAGCACAAGCCATTTACCCGAAGACATATTAACATCTTCAAAATTATCATACATGCTTAAAGCTCCTTCTTTATTCTTAGCTTTCCATTCTTTATGAAGTCTATTAGAAATTCTTCCTATAATTTTCATAGCATAGTCGTGAACTTTTCTTGGAACTCTTACTGATTCTGTCAAATGTAAAAGTTTTCCTGTCTGTGTGATAAAAGAATCTACATCTGCTCCAGCCCATCTGAAAATTGCCTGATCATCGTCGCCTGCAATAAAAGAATCTGTTGTTTTATTCCAAATGCTTCTTGTCATGTCCCATTGCATTAAAGATAAATCTTGTGCTTCATCAATAAACACAACGTCAAATTTAGGAGCGACATCCGATTTAATAAAATCAGAAACCATATCGTTAAAATCAATTAACCCATATTCTTTTTTATATCGCTCTAACTCATTGAAAATTATGACTAATTTGTCGTATTCTACATCCTGATTATGTTCTTGAAGATTAAATTGTTGGTCTAATGAAATATTTCTAAGTTTTGCAAGATTAATAATTCGAAGATAATCACTTTTGGTTGTAAATAATCCTGTTTCTTCATCATCATAATCATTGTAGTCCAGTGGAACATTTATTTTTTTTCCTAAATCTTCGTAATGTCTTTTTTGCATTACATTTTGTTTATTAACTCCTAAACGTCTAAATGCCAGTGAATGTAAAGTTCTAAAGTATGGAAGATCATCTTCACTTAAATTAAATTTTTTCATCGCTCTATCTTTCGCTTCATTCGCTGCTTTTCTAGTAAATGCAAAATAACCAACTCTATCTGGATCAGTATTTTTTAAATATTCTTCTACTTTATTTAATAAAGTAAATGTTTTTCCTGTTCCTGGTGGTCCTAGTACAATTGTTTTCATTCTGTTTCCTTTATTTTATTTCTTAAAGCAGTATTAAATTTTGTGCCTTCTGAAGTTTCAGCTTTATGTGTTACTTTGTCTACTAATATTAGTTTTGCATGCTTTTTATGATATTCTCTAAATGCTTCACATATTGCCATACCTTTAATATTATCTTTATCAAATCTAGCTCCATCACTCGCATAATATTTTCCGAAAGGTCTTATATAAGATTCAAAATCTACTCGAGAATGTATTTTCATAACTTGATCTGCAAAACCTAACATGATGTTTATAAATGTTATATCTTCATGGTGAACTTCGTGGACACCTGATTGCCCATCATTCTCATAATATTTAAATTGTATTATTTGATCTTCTACTGACCTTCTAAACATACTCATTACCCAGTTTCTATCTGAAGCCTCATCATGAATATTAGGAGAACTAAAACAAAGAGGTCCATTGATCACAGATGGATTAGATAAGTATGGACGAAAACAGCCACTAAAGTTTTTATTTAAATGAAAATAAAAAGTATCTTCATTCCACTTCTCTCCGTTTGTATATTCTATAGATATAATATGTGGCCGGTATGCTCTCCATCTTTCTGGTTTTCTATAATATCTGTCCATTAGATTTATAATATTATCCGAATGAAATTTATTTAAAAAATCCTTAGGAATAGTTTGTCTTATTTTTGTAAAAGCTTCTCTTGCACCGTCTCCGTGTTTTTTTGATAGTTTTTTAGTTTGATATTCTTTTCCATATAAAATGTATGGTTTGGTATCTCCTAAAAAATCTAATTCTTCAGGAAGTTCTATTTGTCCACCCATTGATTTAGGTATAGAAATGTCTTCTAAAGTTAATCTACTCATTAAAACGGATCCTTTGGTTTAAGTTGTTTAGGTTTATAGTTGCTTTCTGGTTTTTCAAAAGCGTCTACAAACATAATTGTTGGTCTTTTTTTACCAATGTTAATTCTATCATCCTCACAGTTACAATAATCTTTAAGCATTTGTTGTGTGACTTGTGGTTTTTCTGGCCATTTTTTTCTTTGCAGATAACCATGAAAAAATTTTGTAAAAATAAAATGATGTTTTCCATCGTTAGTCCAAACATTTCCTCGCATAATATCTTCTTTAGTTGTATTTGCTGCTGTTCTATTTGTACAATATTCTTCTAGATGATCCTGTAATTGATCAATGAGTGATGATCCTTTAGGTGCTGCAATACATTCTACTCCTGCTAAAAGCATTTTAGTGCAGTTATCAAAATCAACATTTTTAATTCTAAGTGGTATTTTATTTATTTGTTCAGCGACAGATCTTCTAAATAATCTTTGTTCTATTAAATAGTCAATATTATCTAATTTAACTCTTTCTCCATCAACGTTAACCCAATAATATGGAACATCTAATTCTACTTTTTGTAAATCACTTAATTCAGGAAATATAGACTCGCCTCCGATACCAAATTTCCTAGTTTTGCATAATTTTTTATCACAATGATTGCACATTGGTTCTTCATTACATTTAAATCCTAATTCTTTTTTTTCGTTAAATTTTATTTTATCCTGTATTACTTTATCTTCTAAAGGTGGATTAAAATATTTGTAATTAAAAGCATTTATTTTTCCTTGCCAGCTTTCTGGCCATTTTCTTTTTGCGTATTGTATATATTGATATAGAACTCGATCTCTGCCATCATCCAGTTTGTTTTGCGTTAGGGATTCTATACATGGAGGACCATCACTAAATTCTGATTCAGGTCTTTTGATTTTGAGATTTTCTAATTGTTCGGGAGTGAGTTTATTTCTTTCGTAAAGACCAAAAAAACCATCCATACTAGCAGCTTGTCCATTTTCAAGAAAGGCATATCTTGTTGTATTTGTACAATTAAAATATGGTAAGTTTAAAAAATTTCCTGTATCATCTTTCGATTTTAATTCTATCTGTTTTGGAAAAACCTCTGATCCACCATATCCCAGCACTGCACTAACGGACAAAAGTTTATCTCTCATTAATTTTGCTTCAACAGGAACTGTTGTAAAACAAATTACATGCGCTCCGCCACTTTTTGATCTAAACACTACAAGAGGTAGATTTAATAATTTAATTTTGTTGATTAATTTTGGATGATCAAATCCTGCATAACTATCAATGTCGATGCATCCCCATTTACACTTATTATCATCATTAATTGGAATAATTCCCAGACTCGGTTCAATGCCATTGAGATGGTCTTGCCATATTTTTTCTGTGACAGGCTCTCTTTGAACAAAAGATTTGCCTTTAATCTTTTCTCCATCGGCACCTTTTTTATCCACGTAGGTGACTCCACGTGCACGTTCCAATCCTGTAAATATTTCTCTAAACTTATTCATATTTTATAATGGGCGGGTCCACTCTCGCTTCTCCGCCCATCTCCTAGGACTAGTACGGAGTACTAGATTTTGTTTCTTCAGATCCGTGTTTAACTTTCACTAAACCTTTGCTGTTTTTTTCAGCAAAATTTTTAGCAATCGCATAAACACCTTTATCTGTAACCGGACCAACTTTAGATACATCCCATCCAAACCATGTT